CGAAGGGCTATTTCCATCATATGCTTTTGCTGCTTTAACATGATTATCAAATCTAGACTCACTTAACGCAGAATTCCACAATCTAAATTCTTGCATAGAACCACTAAAAGGAGCTCCGAAAGTTGTTAAATAATTAACTCCAAATGCTGATCCTGTCCGCCCTCCCAAATAAAGTGCAGAATCCGCGGTGAAAGATTCATTGTATGACTGAGTTGCCGCCTTTATAGATCCAGTCTGTCCTGCTTCTAACATTATATAAAAACTATCTTCTAATGCTAAATTGTCTCCACCTTCAGTATCTAAATTATCCGTATCACCTAAAAAGGATTCCGTAGCACTTCCATATAAATTAATTCTTCCAAATCCCTGATCGTACTTCTTTACAAAAAGTTTATATCTAATATCTTGTGATACATGGTCACTATCAAGTGGTGCATCATTAAAAGTATCATCTGCTTTTTCTCTCTTTACCATTATATTCCACCACTCTCCATCATAAACCGGTAATTGTGATGAAGATATTTCTCTAATTCCATCGGAACCTGAAAACATCAACGAAACGTGCCCTCTATTATCAGTAGAATTATTTTCTTTCAATCGAATAACCCAAGCTGTACTGCCGGAAAGTGCCATACCACCCGAACTTTCAGTTCTTACTTCTGATTGAAGTAAAATCTGATTTGAACCTGTTGCAGTCTTAAATCTAAATTCTACTGTATCTGGTTTTCGATCAGTTCTATATGCCCCCCACTGATTATCACTCCAAAGTGTTTTAACATATTGACTTCCCTTAAAATCAATTGCCTTTGAAAATTTTCGTGTAACACCATAAGATAATTTAGAAGTTTGTGTGTCTTGTAAATCTGGTCCACCATATTCTCTTATTCTTAATATAGAAGATGGAATACCATAACAATTTATAAGTGCTCTAAGAGCTTTCTCTGTTCCCTTAGTTTTTATAAAGTAAGGATTATTTTCAACAATTCTTTTCCAAATTTCTCTTGAAATATCTTTTTCTGAAGTTACCGATCTTACACTTGGATCAGAACCTGTTATTTCTTTTCCTAAAACATATCTCGGTAAATTAATAATATCCTTATTTGTCTTTAAAGTTGTTCCAAGTGACTTCCCTACATTATAAACCAAGTCCTTTGAATATCCTCTATTTAACTCTCTCCGTCTATCGTGAATGGAGTCCATATTTTTAACATACATCCAAACATTATCAAAATGTTGTGCCGTCATTTTCATCATTTTCAAAAATGGTTCATTCTCTGTATCATCTGTTATATGATTTGGTAACATATTCATAAAGTTACCATCGTTCTCTATATCATATAATGAAGCAGATTCTATTTGCTTGTCATACCATACACTCGCCTGAGATGAAGTAGTCGCTGCTAACATATAAGGACTTGATTTTGTTCCGGCACCACTTGTTTTAGGCCAAGAAGAATCAAGAGTTAAAATATGTTTTGATCCTGTAGTAAAAGATGAACTCTCAAAATATAAATACCGTTCATAACCATCAAAACTATTAATCATTTGTCTTTTACTTACATTTTGTTTAGATACATCAACTCCAGATCCTGTTATTGTTCCGAAGTGAGTACTTTGACTTGTAGCACTTTCTATTTGTTCTAATTTGTATTTAAAATTCTGAAGTCTTTGTTTTGCTGAACTAAAATTAACAAAGTTTTCATATTTGTCGTATTCAACATTTAATAACGCGGTATTAGCAAAACTACCACTAAGAAGTTCATTCTCTATCTCTTCTCTAATATCATCGTCCGCCGTTACAATATCATCATAAGTTTGAAATGTCGTTTCCCTCTTCCCAACTGGACTATCTATTACGTCCATATTTGGAGATCGTAAAACAAGAGTTCCTACTTCTTGGTCTATAAATGGAATTATAACAACTTCATCTTCATATGGATCTGCCATTTCCTTAACAACATAACAATAATCCTTTTCAGATATTCCTGCTGGTAATGGATCATATAACTTATAAACTATAGAATGTGGATATTCTTCAAAAGTTGTATCATCTCTTTGCCAATTTACAGCTAATGCTAAATTTGGATTATCAAAATGTAATAAAGTTGTAAGGTCTTTTTTAGCCTTTGTTCTATAAGCAGTTTTCCATTTACTAAATTTTTGGTTCTCTGTTAATTCATTCAATCCACTTTGTTCATATGGAATTCCAAGTTCAGTTCTTTTATCATCATAAGAATCTGCAACTCGTATAGTATCTCTGTCTATTACTTCTATTATTTTTGATTCAAATCTAAGTTTCTTTCCATCCTTTACATATGCGTCCCAAATAACAAGTTTTCCCCCAATCATTTTTTTTGTAAACCCCGCATCATCATTTCTTAAATCTGCATCAAGTTTAGTTTTGTCCTTTAAATCAAATTGAATGTCCCCCCACCCTGCAGCCGAAATGGGCGTATATTTTCTATGAGTTTCTGCTAACTCAAAAAATTCTCTTTTATAAGTTTCATCATTGATGATAGTGGGGACTAAACGAACTTCAGTTCTTGAAGAGGAAATTTTATCTATATAATATCTGTTCTCTTTTGAAAATAATTCTTTACCACGATCTGCAGCTGCTTTTTCTCCAGCAAAAGTTCTACCATCTTCATCAACCCAGTTCTTGCCAGAATAAACTTTTCCTTCACCATCCAATAAAACATCTGAATCTGATCCTCCCAGCCGTCTGAAGAAATAATATTTAACTTTATATTTACCACTCCTATAATCAAGACTTCTTAAATCCTTACCTGGTTTTAAAACTATTTCTTTATTTTTAACTTCAAAATCGGATGTAATCCCAGTATTAAGATATGTACCATCCATATCATAGACATTAAATTCTACAAAATCATTTAGGTCTGATCCAAAAGTGGGGAATTCATAGCCAGAAACTCCAGCTTCTCTAACTCCACCAAATCCTAAAAGTTTGCTATCTTTTTCTTTTATTTCTATTGGCATATTTTAACTTACAAGTTCTGTAATTTGTCTTTTTATGATATTATCTACCGAATCTCTTCTATAAATTACTTTTTGATTGGGAGCAGCAACGGTTTGGGTAGGATCTTCAAGTGCTTCCTTTGTATTAACATCTTCATAGGACAACATAGCTCCAAACTCGTCCCTTGTTGTTGGCACTGCATCTGCTGAAGCAAGACTTGCCATCTTTTCTCTTGCCCTAGTAAGCTTACGTTCATATTCTATTTCATCGGCTATATGAAGTTGTTTCCAATATGCATTTTTTTTGAGTTCTTCTAGTGTATACGGCATTTTATCTCACCACTTTAAATTCAAAATCCTCATCAAAATATTGATCTGTTTCGTCTGTAGTTCCACTACCACTTTGTACTCTATATGTAATTTTATAATACCTTTCTGGTTGTAATCCATTCATCCAAAAATTAAAATAATTACCACTTGAATCACAACTAAGTCTTGAACCACTTCCAAATGGAACTATTGTATCTTCTGTTAAAGCGTCTCGTACTGAATAAAAAGAACTTGCACTTGGTAATGCTTTAACAACCAAATTATCTGACGTAGTGGAAAATGTTTTTGTAGGATATCTTTCTCTACCTACTAATCTAAATCTCACTTTAGAATTTTCTTTGTACTCTGGTCTTAAACCTTTCATATAAAGAACCATATCTTCTACGTTTGCTGAAGAAAGAGAAGCTGTTAATGATCCAGTAACCCATTTAGAATCATCCCACATAACTTCAAGTTTCGGGGGATAAACTGTGTGTGTTTCTCTTGAAAAGAATTTAAAATGTCCCAAACGAGTTGAATTTCCTTCTGAAGTTGATGTATCTGTATTTCCAATACTACCACTCCTCTTAACTATAAATCCTTCGTTTGGATAAGCTGAACTTGACTTTATCCAATGGTTTACAATATCAGTAACATCCATTCTCATATCAGTTGTTTCATGGTCAAAGGACTGTGATGCCTGAAATCCACTTCCACTATACCAAGTTCCACCTGTACTGTTAGAACCACTTACCCATTGGTCTCCAGTTGTTTCTCCTGTTCTATATCTCCAACTAACTCCTTCAGTAGTTTTTGGACTATCATAAAACTTACCTTCCCCCATAGTCCAACTCTGACTGACTGGATATGCATATAAAAGATCATTAGCAGTTAATTCAGATGATGCGGCATCATATAAATTCAAATAATATTTTGTTTTATTAACACCTGTAGTGTTTGCTGGAATTGTACTATTCTGAATTGATTCTGAAATTGTAGTCAAGTTAAATTTAATCAAAATACGAGATGCATTTACAATGGTTGCTGTATCATTCATGTGTTTAGAAACTTCAATGATTTCATCAAGACCAGTATTTTGACTCTGTGTTACTGTTCCTTCGTAAAGTGTAGCATCCTTTTGTGCGAATTCAAAATAGTGCATTTACATCACTCCTATTATCTAGGGGTTACATCGGCATCGCCGATTGCTCTTCCCTCTATATCATTATTGGGATATTTAATTTCAAAAATACTCGGGTCCATTGATGGATATATTACTCCATTCTTTGTAGCAGATTCCATATCATACATATTTCCTGAATATCCATCTGCCTTTTTCCATTTGTTTGTTATTATTACAGGCAAACTATTTGGATTATCATCAACTGGTGGAACAATAGAAGCAACTCCTTCTACTTGATAAAGTCTATTTGCTATTTCTGCTACCATTATGGGCTGATTTATTTGCCTCTTTTCAATATCAAAATAGTTCTTTACTTCATTTATACATTTTAATATAACTTCATGCTTATTATATCCTCTCATTACCATAGCAGTAAATTTAACTCCAACATTAATAATCCAAGCATCTTTAATATTAATAGAATCAGTTATCATTCTAAATTGATTTATATAATTTCTAAGATTTTCTTTTACTGCAGTATTTAACCTCGTCAATTTTGTGCTGGAATCATACCCAATTACATACATATTCAAAGCTAATGGATTTGGAATCCTTGTGGTTATTTGACCAAGTGGTTTTCCCATATCTTCTTGCGTAACTGCTCTGTTTTTACCTCCAACATTTACTGTTGAAAATTCTAACTGTTCATCTGGTACAAAATAAACTTTTGCTATATTTCCATACTTCGCTGGTAATGTATAAGCTCTAAGAATATAATCTTCCTTAGTAACTGCTCTACCTTGTGCCTGAAAGTAAGCAAGTGCATTTGTTCTAATTTCTATATTAGTTTCTATTCCTCTACCTCCCGTAGCAGGAATTGGATTAGTTACTCCAATTGAATCTTTGGCAGTTTGAACTTTAGTTGTATCAAGACCATCCGTATCTATATCATAACTTATAGATGTTACATTTACTATATCTCCCTGTGGAACATTATCTACAACGCCGCCACCATAAGAATACTTTACAGTTAAAGTTGTATTGGATGGTGATTGTCCGTAAGCCTCTGTTTTTAAAAAATTGGTTGGATCGAAAAATTCATTCAATTTTGTTGGACTTCCTGGTAGATTAGAACCTACTTCCGTTGGATTTGGAATTATTTCTTCGTCAGCGTTAGCAGATGTGCCTGCTCCAAATCTTAATTCTGTTCTATTATCACCCCTGGTATAAGTTGTAAATCTTCGTGGTGTCTTAACAAGTTTTAAAAGATATGGAACATCACTACCATATTGTGCTAAATCCGTATCTTCTTTTGCAGAATTTTCTACATCTGCATAAATTGTATCTTGTGCTAAAAATGGAACTTCATACCACTTATTATTATCACTATCAGTGACACTTATAACTTCTAAAACATTCTCATTACCAAGAATTATCCTATCATATTGTTCTGCAGATGCAAATACAAATGTTTCACTAGTTACATTTCCACTAACTACTCTCACACTTTTTTGTAACAAGTATGTAGTTGGAAGACCTGCAGCATAATCAAAAATTTCAACTGTCATTGGACTAAAAGAGCCTGAATACTTAAAAGTAATATCTTCAGTTGTTCTAAATGTAACTCCAGTTGATGAACCCTGAACTAACATTCCTTCTGGTATCTTCAACCCATAATCCAAATCTGGTTTAACATTTACTCCTGTTCCAGTAGCTGGAACTGTTTGAAATACATCAATTACCGCTGATGCTGGAGCTGATAATCTTGGTTTATATCCAAGAGATTGAGCGATTTTAAATATAGAAGTTCTTTCTTCGGAATATGCCAACATTGATTCTTTAAATTGATTATCTATATAATATGAAAGAACGTCTCCTACATATGATGCCATTTCAATAAACATCATACCAGGAGATGATTCATTAAAATCATTATATGTATTTGGGAAATATATCTTAGCAAATTCAATCAAATCATTTCTAAATGTTTGAAAATCTTTATTTAAGTATCTTACTTCCTTACTGATATTCTTTGCTGGCATTCAAATTCTCCTAAAATCCTACTGGCAATATAAACGTTAATTCTTCAAGTCGATCTGGCTCAAACGCCAAACCAAATCTTAGTTTAATATGGGCTTCATTCTTTGTTTGAGCATCATATACATCAGGTTCTTGTATTTCTATATTTTGTAGAGTAATATATGGCAACCATTGTTCTATAGCATCTCTAATTGCCATTTCCACTTCATCTATAAAATCATCATCTACTTGTTCAAATAAAAGATGATGTAATCTTGAACCAAATTCTGGTTGATTTACTCTCTCTCCAGGTATAGTCAACAATAAGTTTCTGATGTTATGTCCTGCCTGTTCTAAAGAAGTTTTGGTTTGTTTAAAAAATCCTTTAGAACTATATCCAAGAGGCAAACCAATTCCTATAAAGGTATCGGGATCTAAATCTTTTTCTCTTGCACTCTTAGGCATTGTTTCCTTTTACATTATCCTTTTTATTTATTACTTTCATCAAACCACTATAATCTCGTGTTAATGCATCAACAACTTCTTCTGATACATCATCTACTGATTTTCCCATATCCTTAATGGTTGATACTGCAGCAACTTCTCTTTTTCTTTCATCATTACCACCTACCTCATTTCCATATCCAACAAGTTCTGCCATTCTATCCGATGTAAATGTTCCGCCACCCAACGTTGGATAAGGTTCAGTTCCATCTCCCTGTGGAACTCCACCTTCAGTCTTATTTAATACTTCATTCAAAACTTGATTTCCAGTATAAAATACTTCCTTTTTCTTTTTAGGTTTTGTAACTTTATCACTTTTCTTTAAGGATTTCGTAGGAACAACTTTCTTCAATTCAATAGATTTATCTTCGTTAATAAATATCCTATTTATTTCTTTTTTGATTTCTTTACGAGCTATCTCTGCTATTAACTTAACCAAGTCATTTTTTGTTAATGTGGCCATTTTTTAATCTCCTTTTTATTTCGCTAATTTTTTTAATTTTTTCCCGATGCTTTTTGCCTTTTTCCCCAGTCTTTTGACTCTCCGACCATCTTTTTCAATAAGGTCTACTAATTCGAGTTTCTTTTTTTCCGCTATTCCCATTAACAAGTTTGCTGCCTGGTTTGGAGCTCCAGGTCCATAAAGTGATAACGCTTTTTGAACTAAAATTACTGCGTCCGCGACTTTCTTTGCTATTTCAATCGCTTTTAGTACCGCGTCTACACCTTTAATTGCCTCTGCAAGTGGTTCAACCTGTTTTGCAGTTTCTGAAGCTTCATCTTTTACTATTAACTTCCCTTCATCAGTAAGCTTACCATCATCATCAGCCACCTTTACTATCTCACCTTCATGCTCGATTTCTTTCTCTATCAGCATCTGTTGTTTTTGAGCTTCTAACAAGGCTAATTTATTGTCTGTTGTAGTTAACAGCATATCCATTCCTCTTATTTTCTTCCGAATCTTTTTAACCAGTCCCACTCTATTTTACCTCATATTGTTTTAACAAACTTACTGAAGAAATTAATTCCCAAATTTTTCCGTATACTATTTAAATGATTTTCTACTTCGCCAAGTGTCTCCCCGTTAACTTCAGGAATAACCCCTAACAAACCTGCAAGCACTGCCATCTGATCTAAAATATCTTTTAATGTTCCCGCCAATTGTTGTCCCTTTACAACTGGTTCCAAGGCTGGGGGATTTGATAGCGACCAATCGTTAGCTTTATATGTCCATTCACCATTATCCTTTTCATCTTTCTTCCACATATCTTGATCAAAAAACCCCACCTTAGAACTATAACCTAATGAAATGCCTCCTCTAAAAAAACCAGGCCGTTTTCCCTCTTCCGCTCCAGGTGGAGTAATTGTTATCACACCAGGCCAAAAACCCTCACTTGGATCAAATTCAAGACTGTCTTTTCCAATTACAACATCTGGACTGTTAAGATTTACCTTCCTATCAGCATCAACAGTAAATGACTTTTTTGTAGACCAACCAATTCCTAAAGCAGAATATCCAAAAATTTCATTTAACTTTGAATTAAAAATAATTCTGTCTGAATTTAAAATAATTTGTTTTCCACCATCTTGAGCCCCTTTATCCTCATGAATTTTAGACATATTTGTATGATTTTCTGCGTTAGAAAATTCTATATTCAAATCTACTAACGATCCTGTTATTTCAGGATCAGCAGTCAACCAAATAGAAGAACCATCTGCATTTATATCTTCTTCTACTGGTTTTTGGAATTCGTCTAAATAGGATACATCTGTTCCAAATTTTTCTGCATCCATAAGTTGTCCAGCTTTTATTTTTATATTTGGAGTTATTTCTGCCCAATTACCACTACTGAAATTAATTGACTGTCCTTGTCTTCCATGAAAAATTATATCGCCCTTTTTAGCTTTAACTTGTCTAACTTTATCCTGTTTTTTAAACTCACCCACTTCAAAATCACTAAAATCTTCTGTAAATGGAGACCATTTTTCTGATATTCCTGGGAAGGAATTTGAATTAACAGAGTTAAATAAATTTAATTTCTGGGTATAATACATACCTGAAAAATATTCATTGATATTTTTCAACTCCCATGTCGGATCACCAAAATATTTAACTACAATTACATATTCTCCTGGTATAGGATAATCTTTAATATTTGGTTCTAATGGTCTAATGGCTTTAAGTGAATCATCATCCCCAGGTAAATCTCTCCCACTTACTACTGGTCTGGCTTTTATCGCCCCGAAATAAGAATAATCTGGGTTGTCTGGCCCCCCTGGTAAATCTTCATCTTTAAGTAAAACTTGCACCACTTCGGCGGGCTCTAACTCATAAAATTCTGGAGTTTTCTGCATTTTTTTATTAAAATTATACAGTTTTTTATAAGAAGGAACACCATCTGGTATTGCTACATATTCGTCTTTTCTATTTACTTTATATGCCATATTAATCTAATTTAGATACTGATTCTATTTCACTCGCCATTTTATCTGAATGTTCCTGTAAATCTTTTACAGTTTCACCCAATCCTCGCATTAACTGTTCTTTCTCATTATCACTTAATCCAAACTCATCATCGGATCCAGCCCGCTGTTCGGCTGCAATTAGTTTCTGTACAATACCTGCAAGTTTAACTAACTGGTCATCATTCTTAACATTAATGTCGAGATATTCTTTTATCATAGGGATTAACTGAACAGCACTGTTTCCATCCTTAATAAACTTACCAAGTTCTTTTATTAGGATTTCCAGTTGTTCTTTGTTGCGTTTGGAATTATCATAAATATCCCTAAATAAAGAAGATAAACTCTTACCTTCAAAAATTTCAAATTCTGTGCTCATTGTTTGATTCCTTGATTAGACAACATACTATAACTCAATTATAAATATATTTAATATGAAAAATGATTGTAGGGTTTTTGATATCGTATATAAGTATATAAAATCTCCGTTTATACAATATATATGATAATTATTATATGAAATGGAGAAAAGGTCCCCATTTTACTATGAACTAACGGAGAAATAGCCATGGAGGAAATCATCGGTACAGTCAAAAGTTGGGTGGACGACATAGTTCATCTAATGACCTCTTTTATAGCAATCGGAGCCGTAGGCGAAGTATTGTTTGGAAGTGGAGTCTTTGGCGTAAATGTTATTGGTAATCTAACAGCAATTATAGATAAGTTTGGCAGTTCTGGTTTTGCAGGATTAGTCGCTTTATTGGTGTTAGTGGGTTTATTCCGTAAATAATACCCATTAGGGAATACGTAAAAGGGGATTCTAACGAATCCCCTTTTTTTGTGCCTTATATTTTAAAGTATATTCTAAAAAATAGAACCTGTATTACTTGTATCTATTTGACCGTATGAAAGAAAGTCCGCATAAAGATTACTCTGAATTCGTTTCATCATATTAACTACTCTTGTAATATGCTGTGTATTTGTTCCCGTCATTTCACGAATCAGAATATAAAGTGCTTTCTTATTGAAATTTTCTATATCCTTTCTTCGTCTAAATAATTCCAATACTGCATCTGCTATATTCACGTCTTTCTGTCTTTTAAAAACATTATTCAAATTATTATCCCAATAATCTAACATTTGATAAACAAACTCTTCGTGCATATCTCTGCCTTCTTGTAATGACGATTCCGCATCTACATTTCTTCCATAATCCAATCTATCCACAGGTCCGTGTGTTTTATATTTTTTATAATTGTTGTTATTATGTAAAATCAAATAATTCTTAGCAACAATACTAAAATAAGAAAAGGCTTTTCCTTTACCAGATTTAAACTTATGCATATTCATTACAAGAAAAGATACCACTTCATGCTTTACATCTTCACTCGAAACATCAAAATAATAAAACTTAAATGTATGAATAATATTCTCTACAAGTTTATCAAATGGATAAGCGATGTGATCATTATAAATCCTATTTCTAATAACTGGGTCATCACTGTTATTATATCTAACAATCGCGTCCTCTGTTCCTTGAGTAAAATACATATTCTTTTTAGATTTGGGTTTTGCCATTATTCTTCCTCCAATATTTGTTCACCTAAAGATCCTGTTAATTCATTAATTACGTCTTTTATACCTTCAAATATACTTCCAATTTCATCGTCTGCCTCAAAATGACCAGTAGAATCAATTGCCTGTAAATTATTACTAGTTTCTAATATTCTATTAGAAAATCCTTCCATCCAAGTTTCTAATAATTCAACTTTACGAGTTAGATTCCATATTATATAACTACAAACTCCAAGTAAAACTACAGTTAATCCTAATACTATTTCTACAATCATTTTAATTTTTCCAGTTCTTCAGTTACTTCCTGTAAAGCGAACGGGCATACACCACACTTCAAATCATTTTCCCAACAATGCCAATATATTCGTGGAATATCTTCACAATCATCATCAAAATCTTCACATATATGATCTGGTACTGACTTGTAATCTATAGATGATCTTGTCTTGCCTTTTACCCAACCATAACTTGACATAAATCCTTTCATAACTGATAAATCATTTGTATCTATTTTCATTATTTATCTCCAAATAATTCTTCAAACAAATCTTGACTTCTTTGTTGAAGTTCATTATCTACTTTCTTTTTTTCTTTAGGTTCTTTAATTGCTTCTTGAACTCTTTCTCTAACTATCCTATCTTCTTCTTCCTCTCCTCTTTTCCACTCATCATATTCTACTCGTGTAGCCATACTATCCGCCCAATGTAATACATAACCAATATTAGACCGCAATTGATAGTCTGGTATATACGACTTAAAATATTTAGCATTTGCATCATCATACAATCCATCAGCCAATTTAATTCCCATAGTTTCATTTACAGTACATTGAAGTCCAAAATATTGAAGTAACCACAATGCTCTATCTGGAACTGCCATATAAGCTAGTTCAGGATTGTGAGTAAAGATTTCTCCTCTGTTTTTTACGTGCCAATCACTGTCTTGTGGAATATAATAATCATATTCTAAATCACCAATCTTACCTAAATCGTGATGTAGTGCAGCAAATACTAATTCTTCATCTGTATAATCTTTTGTTCCTCCTACTTCTTCAAGTAAATCAGATATTTTCTGTGCTAACTTTACAACGTGAAGGACGTGTTCTACATAACCACCCGAGTGAGCATAATGAAAATGTTTTTTCCCACTTGCTGGTGCCATACACATTCTATCTTCAAAGTAATCATACATCTCAAGCAATTTAGTATGTCTTTCGTCATCTTCAGTATCTATTTGAGAAACGCGTTTCTCATACTTCGAAGCAAATGTATCATCTATAACCTGTACTAATTCATTCCAATTATCTTGGATTTGTTCTGGTGTTAATTGTTTCATTTATTCTCCATTTATTATTTTTTACTACAAAAAGCAATGTGATTTCCAGCCTTCGGAACACTTACTTCTTCAATTTTATTAAAATTATTTTTTAGTTGTTTAAGATATTTTTGATATGATGATTCAGAAATCCAAGTATTAAAAACTGCATGTCCATTCTTATCCAATATATCATTAAGTCTGTAATAAAATTTATTGCTTCTTAAATGTCTTGGAATTTGAAAATCATTAAAAACATCAATAAAAATCAAATCATATTTTATATCAGTTTTCATAACATATTCCAAAGCATCTTCAATAATTATGGACACTCTTTCGTGTTTTGGCAGAAAGAAATATTCATGTGAAATTTGTTTTAACTCCGGAATAAGTTCTACTACATCAATTTGAAGTTCGGGAAATCTATGAAATAAGTGACTTGGAATTGTTCCTGCTCCCAATCCTAATGCTAGAACTCTTTTAATATTGGGTTTCTTATCTACAATAGAAACCATATCTCTTATATATTTTGTTTGCAATCGAAATGGACTTTTCAATTTTATAGAAGATTGTCTAATAGAATTTCCAAATCGTAAATGTCTAACATATTTTTTATCTATCACTTGGATTTTAATATTTTCATATTCAGTTTCGTAAATAATTTTTTCTTCCATTTATCAATTTTCCCATTTAAATACATAATGTGGTATTTCAACATCATTTAATATTTGTTTATATGTTCTTAAACTTTTCATACTGAAAGCCCCACCAAAATAACCATCTACAATTCCTCGCTCATATATATCTTTAACTGTTATATAATGAATTAAAGCTCCCATTCTTTTTTTAATCTCTTCAAATTCTTTTTGTTCCACCTCATTTGTCAACTGAGAATTTTTTTCATATATAGTATGTCCAATTGATTTGTTAATTATTTGATGTGCTAGTTTACCATTAATTATATAAACACAAAATCCAACTGGAATATCCTTATATGTAATCAAATAATAAATTGTATTTTTATCTCGCCAAAATGGATATTTTAATATTCCTTTAGATAGTTTATGCCATCCCTTGTGTGTCCCCTCTATCGTTGTTTTCCATTTATCAAATCCTTTACTTATCATTTCAATTTCATCTGTTTCCTCTTTTAAAACTTTCCATTTCAAATTTGACATTTTTAACATTCGATTTATGCCTTTTTTAGTTCTCCATTTATTTTTACTTATCTTTTCACAATTAGATGGAATGTGACTATAAAAATTATAAGAATCAATTTTTTCGCTTAAAGTATATCCCCAATCTTTTAACTTTTCTGCTTCAGAACTATTAGAACTTATCTTATTAATCAAATTCTTCTCAATTAATTTCAACAATACAGTTCGTTCATTTTTACAATTATTATTAATACTAATAGGGAGCCCTTCTACTCGGGTATAAACTGTCTTGAACATCTGAACTCTTTTCAATACCATTATTATTAAATCTTCATTGTACTCAATTGTTATAATTTTCCTTTGCCAATCTTTAGCAATCCTATTATATTCATGTGAAAATTCTGCTGGTAAAACTCCTTCGTATCCATATCTATTTTTTCTGGTGTCATTAAAATAATCAATAAATTTTTTAGATGAATGCCGAGAAAAATCCATAGCCTTTTCTAAAAAAAATTCTCTCTCAGATATTTTATTTAAACCATCCCATTTTATACAGGGATCTCTTTCAAGTAAATTTAATTCTATCCCCACACTCACCTCAAAAAATTAGTATTTCCAATTACCCAAAAACATACATTTTCTTTTTTCGGATTAACAATATTTTCTTTAAGCATTAAATCGTAAGCTTTCGATTCATATATTCCATCTAATTCTAAATCTTTATCTATTTCTTTTATCATAACTTTACTGTATGGATAACTTCCCATATAATATTCAAATTTGTCCCAATACTCCCACTTCATATAATTCATACTTTTCTGAATAAACTTTCTTCTATCATAACCAAATGGTTGAATGGCTATTACTCTAAAATCCCTTTCATATTTTAAGATTCCAGTCATAATTCCAACAAAGGATACTGCACTTCCAAGATTAACAACTAGAGTATTAATTTCATCAGGTATATTAGAAACTTGTTCTGCTATAATATCAACTATCGATTCTTTGTTACTCTCTATATGATATCCAAATAAAATCTTAAACATTGGAGTTTCTTCAACTAACGTATTTAACCGTGAATATAATACATTATTGAAAGCTTGAGTTTTACTTAATAGAACCACTTCAGCCCCAAACTCCTCTGAATATTGAAGAGCTTTATTTTCTTTAACCGCTTTCTCTACTGTAGTATTGCCAATTCCAACTATTGACTTAAACCCAAACTCCTTTGCTACTCGTGCTACAATCGGAGATTGTGGAGAATGAATAGATGCCGCTGTAATTAAAGTAGAATTATATTCTTTCTTTATTAATTCTTTGTTTTGTTCTACTAAAGCATAACATTGTCTCACTTTCCCTCCAGAAATCTCAAAGTCTGAAAATGGTTTAAATAAATCTTCCCTCTTAAACCAAATTTCGCCGTGTTTTTCTATTGGAGATAATTCTCTATAATTTATCATTACATCTTAAATATACAACATTTTTAATGAAAAGTCAAGGACTTTTTTAAGGTTTCCAAAACACAAAAATTGGTTCGTATTTTCGATAACTACCATCAACCTTTACACAGTTTTTTACATTCTCTGGATTCAAACCAGTCATTGTCGTCATTAACATTTTGAGTTTGTCTTTGTATTCACCACCAAGAGATTCAACAATATCAATACTATCTTGTTCAAGTGGATGATACTTATCTTTTCCAATTTTGATATCTGCAATATTCCACAACAAATATCTATTTGGTTTTAAATATTCATATGCAGTAGTCAAAGTTGGCCTTAAAAAATTATCTCTCCAATTATCATACTTAGGATATAACTTATAGCTTTGTTCTTCATCTTCTGAGTATTGCTCTCTATCAAAGTATGGTGGGCTCGTGAAAACTAAATCAAGTATATCCTTATACGTCTGAAACTCTGGATTGTTCCCAATAAATTCACTTCCATCTTGAAATATATGATAAGTATTCTTATCTTCTTCCCAAAATGGATTTGTTTCTAATACCTCATTATTAAAAAAGTCTGCTACATACTCGTATCGTGTCTTACCTAACTCGTCTATGTAATTGTCCGTGTTAGGGTCTGTACCAATATAATGAATTCGTTTGAGTGATGACATAGCTCCGAGAATACGACCGCCCCAACCACTACTTGGATCATAAATATTTAATGGTTCATCTTGTTCTATATGTTTTGTATATCTCTCATATATCCAACGAGCTGTTAATGGTGGGAAATTTACAGCTGGTTGGCCAAGTCCTAACCTAAATGCCTGTATTCCAGCTGGGAATAACTTTTGTCCACGTTCAAATCTATGAACTAAGAATTTATATTTCTCATCATCAAGTTCTATTGGAAGATTTGTCTTATGTTTGTAGGGGAGATTTTCTATCACAAATTTTGATAGAGTTAAATATTTCTCTTCTACTGAATCCTTTTTATGTTGAACTACAAAATAATTTTGTGGC